ATATTTCTAATATATGATAATAATAAAAATAAATCAGGGTAATCCCCTTGAGAAGGCTCTCAAGACCCTAAAGTCAAAAGTAATTAAAACAAAACAAAATCAAATTTTATTTGATAGGAAACAATATACAAAAAAATCTGTACTTAGAAGAGCACAGATTTTGAAGGCAAAACATATTCAAAGTATTAAAGACAAATCAAATTGATTCTTCCAAATTTTTTAATTTCAAAAAGTTTAATTGGTCGAATTTTTCAGATTTAATTTTGTCAATCGTTTCTGAAATTTTTGTTTTCATATCCTGTGAGTCTTCATTGTTTTGAAGATTAGTTAGTTTGGATATTGTACTTTCTCTTAATGTTTCGAATTTTGTCTCCAAAGTTTTGGTATCTTCAGAAACTATTTGGAAAAATTCTTTTTTAGAATTTTCATCCAAAGTAAGTATGTAGTTATTAACTGTTTGGTTTGCCACCGCAACCATAGAACTAATTGGGATATTTATACTTTCCTTAATAGATTCTTTCGTTGATGTAATAACCTTTAGAATACTTTTCTTCGCATTAACTCTTTCAAGTAAATCTACTCCTTGTGTATAAACTAAGGTATCAATATCGGAATATTTGTTTTCAGTTTTTTCGGAAAGTGTGATTGGAAGTTTAATACTTGACAAAACTTTGTTTAATAGACTAATCCCTTCTTCAATAAAATATTTTGCGTCCTGTTCACTTAACCCTTGGGGTGAACTCAGTTGGTCATATATTGCGTATGCTTTAGACATAGCTTTATTACTCAAAACGTTGTGTTTGAATTCTCGCAAAGTCTTCTTGAATTCTACTTCATTTTTGTAGGATTCTAAGAGATTTTTTTCAATTAGGGATTTTACTATTCCGAAGGTCATGGTGTCTTTTTCAAATAAATATTATGAATTTAATAACTTATCTAAGTGTTTTGAAATTTCTCCTAAAGAATCTTGTGCCTGACCCAAATTTATCACTCGAGATCCTTCAATTAAATTATTTTCCACTAAAATGTTAAGGTCTTTTTTCCTTGATTCTGGTGTTATTTCTGTTGGTGGTGCTTCTTCCGCACCTCCTGCCGGTGGTAATTCAGGTTCCCCTCCAGGAATCTCTCCTCCTCCACCGAATGATGGTGGGGCCCCCAATTCTTCTCCACCATCCGTAGTTGTCGCGGCACCAGCCGTCGGAGTTGATCCTGTTTGACTACCATACAATTTGTCGATATTATCAAACAAACCTGTTTTGGTTATCACAGTTGGAGTTGCTTTAAGTTCTTCACCAACAGCTCTTTCAATTCTTTGTTGTTGTAGGTCTAAACGAACTTCATCATCAGACCATCCAAATATGTGTTTCTTAGCCCATGTAGATGAAGTTGCCTGTATTCCATTTCCTGGGTCTGCAACCAAATCTTTATACAACAATACTTTTTCTTTCCAAACATCAATCTTCAACAAATCCGCTTGAGTTGATGGGTTTGTTAATCCAAGTGTAAAGTTTGATAATTCATCTTCAAATCCCAATAAAAATAAATGTACGATAGCAATCTTATTCAGTTCCGCCAACATACTTTTTTGGATTCTATTAATTGTACGAGCAAATCTAATGTCTTGTAACGCCAAGTTTTTACCATCACCTACCACTTCTTCAAAACCCAAGAATGCCTTTGGTACTCGTAATGCGGTTAATAACTTCTTTTGAATATATTCAATATCGGCAATTTCAGACAAGTTAGTTGCTCCAGGTAGTGTGGTAATTGGATCTGGAGCTGCGGGATCACGAACAGGAATAAAATAATCTTGGTCAACGGCCATTTGGTTGAATCTCATATCAACATTACCTGTCTTACTATCCACAACTTGTTCTCTTTTGAACTTGTTTGCAACTCGTTGTACGTATGCTTCAACATCGTCATCATTCATGTTTCCAACAAACACTTTGAACATTCTTCTTTCGGGTGCTCTTGACGTACGGTAAATCAACATCGCATCTTCGGAAAGTAAAAGTTGTTTCCAAATACGTCTAGCTTTCTCCAACATAGATGTTCCGTATGGGAGTTTTCTATCATCACCTAATAATCTAAAGTGAGCAATTTCCCATGACTGAAATTCCATATTTTTATTCTTCCAAGTGAAGTGTAATGCTTTTCTGTCTTTATCAACTTCATTTTTAACATCAACAGATATTTTACCACTAGCACCAACTTCATGTCGTTCGATTTCTATGGTTGGTAATTGTTGACATCCAACAATTCCTTTTTCAGGGTCTAACTTTAGATACACAAAATTGTCACCATATTTACAGGTGTTCCGTGTCCACATTGGAAGGTTGGTATTAACATCTAAAGCATTGTTAAACAAATCCGCCAATACCCCTTTTATTCTTTTTGATTCAGAATAAATTTGTAGAATAAATCCATCTTCATTTGTTGTGGTGGATTCTTCGGCATAAATGTCTAACGCGGCAGAAATCTCAGGAGTGTATTCCATCGACTCATAATCGTATTGTGCAGATAACCTTGTTGGTTCATAGTAAATTGCCTGTGAATAAAGGTTGTTCTCTACCTTTGACCATTGATTGGTAAGGTAATATGTTTGTTGAGCTTGGAGTTTTTCTTTCTCATATTCTTCTCTGCTTTTGGTTCGCAGAAGTTCCTTTTTATCAAACTTAAATGTTGGATAATCTTGATTGAGAAGTGAATTCGGTCCAAATGTTTGTGACAATCTTTGCCAAACTGTCATATTTTGTTCTGCCATACGTAATTTTACTATTTACCCTGATAATATAAATAGTTATTTAGCACCAAATAACCAACCATATTTTTGATAATCCGCTTTGCTGGCTCCATTATTATTTAGGTTTGGGTCTCTACCCATTTGAGGCACCATTGGATTAAAAAATTCTGAAGTATTTTTATTCTCATTTACAACTGATGCCCATGAATTCAACATTGCCTTAGTATGATTAACAACTTTTGTTAATGATTGAAATGATTTTTCCGCAATATAAATTGCCATCGATAATCCCATAATACAGTCATCATGTTGCCCCTTTTGGTGGTCTGGTCTTCCATTTATATAGACGAAGGTATTCATCTCGTTGTATGTTCTATGAGAATATATTTTGAATCCATGTCTAACACCTTCTTCAAACGCAGCAATAATCTGAACTCGTTTTGTGTTAAAATTGATTCCAGGTATTTTATCGTTAATTTTTGGATCCCATTTCCACTTATTAGATGTATCCACTCCATCAACATAAAGTCCTGGTTGGTATTGTAATTCTTGCATTTTTCTTGCGGTAGATACCCCCATACCACCAGTAATATCAATTACACAATAGGCATTGTACATTGTCCCCCATTTATAGGCAATCTCGGCTAATACATCTGGAGGAATCTTTCCAACGTATTCTAATACTTGTTCTCGTTCATCAAAGTCAATGATTTGGATTGATGAAAAATCCTCAGAGTCACCACGAGAAACGTCAACGAATACGTTATCACCCGATCCCAAGAAGTTGCATTCAAGTTCTTGAGCGACTTTACGTCTATCATACTTGAGTTTTTTTACCATCCCCTCGAACCATGCAGAACAAGGCTTATATCCTTGAGAAATATAATCTGTTACAATAGTATGGTCTCTGTCGTAGGGATTATCATTAGTTAAGGAAATAACGGCGTCTAAAGGATAATCTTCTCGATTCAAAAGGTAATGAACCAAATCATTTGTCTTTACCATGTATAAATCTCTGGTATAACGAGGGTCTCGAAACCAAAACATTTCAGAGATTTTGAAATCATTCATTCCTCTTAATGCTTGGTCATAGATTTCGTAATATATTGGATCGTAACCGTTTGGTGTGGAAACTACGATAACTTTACCACCAGTAGATAGTGAGGCCATACAAGCAGACCAAAAGTCTCCATCTGCCTCGATAAAGGCCGCTTCGTCAAAAATAAGAATTGTTGGTGTATAACCTCTAAGTGCATCTTTGGATGTTGCCACCGCTTTGACCTCACATCCATTATTAAGTTTGAAATGTCTTTGAGAGTTTTTTTCTACCGAAAACCCGATTGAAACCCAACTAGGCCATTGTTCAATAAATGCCCTTATCTTGTTAGCCATTTCAACTGAAGTATCCAACTTATTGGCAATGATTAGAACTTTTTCAGGTTTTTCTTTTCTCGCAAATGCAAGTTTTTTTGAAGCCCAAGCTGCGGTTACGGTTGAAACCCCGGCTTGTCTGTATTTTAAGGCAATGTTTTCGTTGCTGCTTTCGTAATCTTCAAGTAGTGAAACTTGGTCAGGAAAAAGTTCTAATGGGACATACTTTGATACTGTATTATCGTATGTCTGTAAATAAGTACGAAGTGCATAAGGGGTATTCCTCATACACTTCGTATATTCTATTATTAATTGTTCTTTGTTCACACAGTTAAATCATATTCTGATTTATGGTCTTGGAATTCCCAAATCTCTATAAAGTTGGTCCAAATCATCATCTTCATCTTCGGAACCTTCTTCCGCTTTGAAATCATCATACTCACTCTTTGACTGTTGAGCTTGTTTCATAATTTCTTTAAATTTTGCAGTTGCCTTTCTTACTTTTGATTCATCTTCAGAAATTGCATTACCAATGATATCTAAAAATTCTTTAGCTTCTGTCTTATAGAGAATTGAATAAAACCAAGGCACCAATCCTTTGTTCTCATCATCAAACATCTCGTCAGGTAATGCAAACCTTAATTTTTCAACAATTTCAGGACCAATTCTAAGTTGCATCGGTTCATTAGACAATACATCAGTGACACCCCTCACATTTCTTGACATTTCAGGATCTTCAGGTAATCCGTGCCTTGCGATAGATTCCTCTAATCCTTTGATTATTTCATGACACAAAATTGGGAATATTAAACCTTCTGCAACAATTTTTGTATCAGGTTCATCTTCACCTTCTCCACCCTCTTCTTCGTCTTCATCTTTATTTTCTAACTTGACTTTTCCAGCAACACCATTTCCTGTTTGAGACATCATTTCAATCATTTGTTCCATAGAAAAATACATGAAATCATTGATTGACATAATTTTCAAATAAGCGGGATATAATTGTGGGTCAATTTCATCCAACCTTTCTTTAATTTCAGGTTTTTGAAAAATATAGTGTCCCTTTTTTGCGGATCCTTGAACAAGAGCGTTAATCATATTTCTTTTATGAATTTCCAACTCCATTACTTCTTCGTCAGTTAGGTTTTCAACGTCAAAAGA